AGAGCCGTAATACCCCCGCGCACTTTTTTTGGAGAAAAACGTGAAGATTTCCGAGATCATCCCCTACGAACGCAACGCTCGCGACAATAGCAAGTCTGTCCCAGCAATAGCTGAGTCGATCAAGCAATTCGGTTTTCGCGGACAAATCAAACTCAGGAGCCACGACGACCCAACCATAGTTGCAGGACATCACCGTGTAGAAGCTTGCAAGCTTTTAGGTTGGACGGAGATCCCAGAGGAGAATATCTGCTGGTGTGATGAGCTCACAGACGATGAAATAAAGGCACTACGACTCGCCGACAATCGAACAAGTGAGGGCGGCAAATGGAATAAATCTCTGCTTCGCGAAGAAGTCAGGCATCTTGCTAAATCAGGTATAGACATGTCTAAATATAAGTTTGACTTCAAGAGTAAGCAAAGAGCCTATGGCGCCGAGCGTTTGAGAACGGATGACTACTACAACCTTCAAGTGGTGAACTCCTCTCATACCTCTGGCAAACTTGACATGCCTACCATCGATCCTTGTGACTTCGTTCCAACAAGGCTGCTTCAGTTCAATTACGCGAAAACTATTCTCGAATCTGATTACACGATCCACTTTTTCATTGACGATTATCAGTTCGAGAGATTGTGGAATAAGCCTGAAAAGTATTTGTCACTACTCCAGAGCTTCGAGGCGGTACTTACTCCCGACTTCTCGCTATATATGGATATGCCACTTCCAATGCAACAATGGAACGAATATCGTCGACGCGCGCTGGGAAACTACTGGCAACGCAATGGCATCAATGTCATCCCCACGCTTTCATGGTCCGACGAGAGATCCTACAGCTTTTGCTTTACCGGGTTGCCCAAGCGATCAACGCTAGCAACCTCAACTGTTGGGGTGAAATCGAGCAAAGATGCGCTAGCTGTATGGAAAGCTGGCATGACGGAGGCTATGCGGCGCTTAAAACCTAAGCGGTTATTGCTCTATGGCGGAAATGTTGATTTTGATTTCGGTAGCTGTGAAGTCATCGAGTATGACGTAACAACTAAGATTGGAGACGATAATGGGCGGTAGGGGCAGCTGGTCACAAACAGCAAGAGGCGAAAAGCTGGTCGGAAAAGGCATGCCCGGCAGCGCCTCGATCCCATCACAGAAAATACCTGCTTCACAATTTCAGACTTTGCAGAATGGGAACAAGGTTTCTAAGTCTGCAACTTTCGCAAGAGTCGAAAAGGAAATCTCTAAGCACACCTATGAGACGGGGTTGATCGTTGATAGTCAAGGTTTCGTAATCGCAGCCTATAAAGGTAGTCGCAGCTCTGTTAACTTCGGAAATGAAGCCGGAAAGATTAAGGGGAACATTATCACGCATAATCACCCTAGTGGCGCCGCTGCGTTCTCCGTTGCTGATATTTCGTCCACAGGCAAAATGGGTGGCATTGGAATCAGGGCTGCTACAAAAAATAATGGAACAGCCGTGCTAAAAAAGGCCTCAAATAATCCAGAATGGGGTAAAATGGCAAAAGCCTATGATTCTTTTCTCGCCAATGGCAAAACCATGAAACAAGCGCAGAAATGGCTTGCTTCAAATGCTGGAAAATACGGTCTTTCCTTCAAGATTGAGAGGTAGTCATGTCTTACAGCAAGCAGCTAGAAACCATTGATGAATATACGTACAAAATGCCATCAGGAGCCTATTTTGATTCTGATGAAATACTGAGAGATCGAGACGGCGAGGCCCTTCCTGATGGACTTTATGAGGATGAAGCCGGAAACCTCATCTCCTACGAAGGGAATTTCGCAAAGATGTTGTTCGATTAAATTTCTAAAACAATAAAACAACAGCAAGCCGTCCTTTGGGCGGCTTTTTTGTTCCCAGAAAAAGCACAATCGAAAGGGCAGCCAAATATGGAGGACCAAATCGATGACTTTGCAAAAACCAACCTCCATCGCAGCGCACGACTTTAAGTCAGCCAAATGGGACGAGATCACCGCTGATCGCAGCTTCAAATCGTCAGACATTCCCACTATTGAACTGTTGTGTCAGTGGTATCTCGTAGTGCATCAATGCATAGAAGATCTTGACGAATTTGGAACCCTCATCCATATCGACGACCAAGATAGGCCTCACTCGTGGCCACAATTAAACACTATGAAACAAGCGTCAGCAGAAATAAGACAACTCAACAAGCAGCTTGGAATATGCGACGATGCGCAATCAGGAACGGAGGATGTAGATGGGACCTCCATCATCAACTTCGCAGCCGCAAAAAGGGCGCAAAGGCGCTCAAGAGCCGCGAATTAGGATCGAGCCTTCAGGCCTCCCCTATACCGATGCCGACGACGCTGCCGAATTGATGCGACTAAACAGCATAGAGCTGTACCCATGGCAATATGTGCCTCTTAGTGCATGGCTTGCGCGAGACGATGATGACCAGCTCGTATACCTCACATGCGGGTTGTCAGTTCCTCGACAAAACGGCAAGAATGTCGTCATTGAAGCACGTGAAATATACGAGTTGGTCGCATGTGGTGGACATATCCTCCATACCGCACACCGCGTAAAAACGGCCAAGAAATCATTTAAAAGACTTGTTAGGTTCTTTAAAGACGATAAGCACAATCCAGAAGCCGCGGCGATGGTAGAGAACATCCGTTACACGAATGGCGAGGAAGCCATTTACCTCAAAAATGGCGGCTATATCGAGTACGCATCACGCGGAAGAGGAACATCCCGAGGCTTTGATGACATCACGCTCGTTGTCTTCGACGAAGCACAAGATCTGACTGACGACCAGCTTGACGCGATCATGTTCACGCTTGCTGCGTCGTCCTCAGGCGATAGACAGATCATTTACACAGGAACGCCGCCGGATGCCTCTGCTCCCGGAGAAGTCTTCACGCGTGTACGTAATAGCACACTCGACAACAATCCTCCTAGGAACTGTTGGCATGAATGGTCTGTTGAAGAGATCGGAGACGTTTGGGATGTCGACAGGTGGTATGAAACAAATCCATCCCTTGGGTACATTCTTGATTACGACTTCACCTTCAATGAATGCGCTAATGCGGCTCCGGATGGCTTTGCCCATGAACGCCTAGGCTGGTGGTCCCCACAGGCTACTGCGAAGCGCGTTATATCCGATAAGGACTGGGAGAATTCGCTCATAAAAGAGATCGGCAACGATTACCCGTACAAGTCTTCTATGGCTGTAAAGTTCAGCATGGACGGGTCTCGTTACACACTGGCTGGCTGCAAGACCAAGAAGTCGGGAGAGGCTGCCGTTGAACTCATCGAGATCGGAACGACCGAAAACGGTACGAAGTCTTTAGCTCGAGAGCTCTACGAAAGGCGCCGAACTGTTTGCTCGATCGTAATAGATGGGCTATCTGGGGCGGACAGCCTTGATAAAAACCTTCAAGAACTTAACGCTCCGAGAGGCTACGTGATGAGGCCTAGTCCTGGACAAGTCATAGCTGCAGCCACTGGCTTCCTTGACTCTCTTGCCGATGGATCGCTGAAACACACAAGGCAAAGCCAATTGGACGATTCAGCAAAAAATGCGGTCAAGCGCACGATAGGCCACCGTGGGGGCTGGGGTTTTGGCTGTGAGGAACCGAACGACGAGACGCCGATAGAAGCAGTTGCTCTGGCGCTATGGGGAGTAAGAAACACAAAGCGCGACCCAAGAAGAAAGCAGAGGCTCATCTGATGTATGACATCAACCCTAAGGCATTCAACATCATCAAGCCTTCCCTTGACGAGGTACCTAATAGGTTTCGAGGATCCATTGTAGATTTATTCGACAACTGGGATACAGTGAGAGCACGAAATGTCATGCTTTCCATGTATTACGATATGAAAGCCGAGCTTAAAGACATGGGTATATCAATACCCGAACAGTTCTTAAAGGTGAACTGCGTTACAGGATGGTGCAAAAAAGCGATCGACGCACATAACGTGCGTTCGATTTTCGATGGATATGCGTTTGCCGGCACCAAGAACAACAATCTTGATAGGCTCGTGAGGTCAAACAACTTAAGTTCTCTGTATCGACAGGTGAACAGGGGCTCTATGACACATGGCTTAAGTGCGATGACGTGCATGCGCGGAGCTAAAGGACAACCGAAAGCCAAAGTTCGAGGATTTTCAGGTAATCAGTTTACTGCATTATGGGATAAAGATGCCGGAAGGATATCCTGCGGCATTGTCGTTAGCGATGTCGACAAAAAAGGGATCCCGACCAGATATATAGCTCATTTCCCCGACGCAGTTCTTGTGCTCGAAAGACAAGACACTGCTCAGAATCGACAGGTGTGGTCATGTCAGGAACTAAAGAATGACCTTGGACAACCTCTTATGGTGTTATTCCCATTCGATCCTGATCTTGATAGACCACTGGGTCATTCCATGATAACCCCTGAGCTGCAGGGAATCGTGGATAAGGCCATGCGAGATGTATTCCGCATGGAGGTCGGAGCGGAATTTTTCACCTTTCCTCAAAGATATGTCCTAGGGGCTACAGAAGAACTCTTTAGCGCGCAATCTAGCTCAAAAAGCGATGAAGATGAAGAAGCCGAAGCGGACGAGGAGCGCAACGGAGACTCGCCGGCGCCAAGCAACGATTATGCAAAGTTCAAGGCATACATAGGCGCATTTCTTGCAATCTCAAGAGACGAAAACGGAGATATACCACAAGTCGGTCAATTCCCCGCTTCTCCGGCAGAAAACTTTACTGTGGTTTTCGAAAACGATGCGCAGAGATTTAGCGGCGCAACGAATGTACCGCTATCTCAGCTGGGAGTTCTTTCAAACACTTACACATCATCCGACGCCCTCAGCGCAACCAATGATCCTCTTATCCTAGAAGTAGAGGAAATGAATCGGCAGAACGACGGCCCTATGATTGAGATCGCAAAATTGATGATGGCAATAGAGGAAGAGACCAAGATCGAAAGGCTCTCGGCTGAGCAATTAAACATCCAGACCATTTGGCTGGATCCATCGAGACCAACCATGGCATCAAGGGCTGATGCGTGGACAAAACTTGCTTCGGTTGACCCGAGCATTGTAGGCACTAGGCTCTATTATGAGAAGATCGGGCTTACTCAGTTTGACATCGATCGTCTTATGCGCGAGAAAAGATCGAACGGCGCGATCGCACAGCTTACTCGGATCGCCGACACCCTAGGCGGCACCGATGGTTGATAAAGAATTGTTTGAGGCGCTCAAAAAAGCGCTGGAGGGAAATCTCTCACTTATGCGCCAATCTTTCGATGACTTGACGAAACAGTGCGAAGGAATGCCCATCAAGGAACAGAGAGCGTTTTTAACGCGTTCATACATACAGCTCGTCTCGCAGCATGGCGCGTACGCGTCTGTGGCAGCTTTAGAGTTTTATGAAACGCTGCGCGAAATCGCTGATACGACTTTGCCCTATACAGCATCAGCATTTTCGCCAAAGAATGAGTGGCTGGTAGAGTACGACGCGAAATCGCTGCTCTCCACGCAACAGGAGATCGAAAAGATACTGTCCAAGCTCTTCTCCACCGGCAGCGAGCGTGTTATGGGATATGCGGATGAGACTTTGATAGAGAACGCAAGAGCAGATCCAGCTCATCCCAAATGGGCACTCGTTCCAAATACAGGCGCATGCGCTTGGTGTCAGATGATTGCTTCTCAAGGTTTCGTTTACAAGGCCGAGGGCAAAGTCAAGAACACGCGCCATCCAAATTGCAAATGCACTCCTGTAGTTGATTTTGACACCAAGAATCCATTCCTCGACGGCTATGACCCAGATGCGCTATATGACCGATATAAAACAGCACGCAATGAGGCAGAGAACGGCGCTTGGGAAGAGTGGTCAGAGCTACCTGAATCCGAAAAGGAAAAATATGGAGGAAAGCGCAGAGGCGCTTACGATCATTTCCTTCGAAATCGCATAGTTGCCCATATGTAAATGGATCCAATTTTGGAACTAAGCCCCTGAATAGGGGCTTTTTCATATCAGAAAACAGTCCCGCATGGGACAAGATTTGCGCCGCACGGTGCGAAAGGAGTAGTTATGGCAGATACAGATCCCACGTCACAGCAGGAACCTAACGATCCCACACCACCCCAAGAAACAGATCCGCAGGGTTCGAGTCAGGAAGACACTGGCGATGTCGACTGGGAAGCTAAGTACAACGAGATGAAAGCTCACTCCCGAAAGTGGGAGGACTTGGCGAAAAGGAACAAAGACAAAGCAGACAAGTTCGATGAGATCGAGAATGCGAAGAAAACTGAAGCCGAAAAGGCTGCAGAAGCAATGGAGCGCGCTGCGAAGGCTGAAGCCGAAAAGGCTGCAGCCGAAGCAAGACTTGAGCGAATGGAGCTCGTTCAAAAGGTTGCAGCCACAAAAAATGTCCCACCGGCGCTCCTTCAAGGAAACACAGAAGAAGAACTTGAGGCATCCGCCATGGCGCTGCTCGAATTTGCAGGAAGCGTTCCACCACAGATCCCGCCAGATCAAGGAGGCGCCGGAAAGACGCCGCCGATCTCAAGGGACTCTTTGAAAGACATCAAAAACCCAATAGAGCGCATAAAGGCGCGCGAGGCACTGAATGGTCTCGTATAGTTAGGAGAATTACATGCCAGCACCAAACAATATGATCACAACTGCCCAGATGAATCTCGCCTTGGAACAAGAGGTCATTGAGCAGTACACTGGCGAGTTCGATCGTCTCATGGAAATCCTTGGGATATTCGAACCCGAGGTTATGAGGGGTGGTCAAACCCTTTATCAAGTCAAGATCGACGGTGAGCTCAACAACTCTAAAAACGAAGAAGCAGGAACATCTTCTGGAACCTCTTACGTCGAGGGCGATTTGGTAGCGCTCTCTGAATATAGGCAGGTAAAAACACCTATCGAGATAGTAGACATTGAGCCATATCGCAAGATGACCACCGCGGCCGCCATAAATAAGAGCGGCTACCGGAATGCCGTCTATCGAACAGATAGAAAGATGCTCTCACACGTTCGTAGCCAAGTTGTTGGCAAGTTCTTCAAGTTTCTTGAAAACGGAACAGGTAAAGCCGATGCAACCTCAACTCTTCAGCACGCCTTGGCTAAAGTCGACGGGACACTCGGCAACGCCCTCGAATCCAATCATGATGAAGCAGGAGCGCTTTGTCACTTTGTCAACCGCATGGATGCAGCTGATTACCTCGGCACTAAAGAAATAAACAATCAGAACGCATTTGGCTTAACTTACCTTGCAAACTTCCTTGGTGTGCAAAACGTCTTCCTCACAAACAGAGTAGCGCCGGGAAAGGTAATCGTAACTCCAACGGAGAATATTCGCATTTACAGTTTGGACTTCGCAAACCTCTCAGATGCCGGCCTGGTTTACACCACCGACGAGAGCGGACTTATCGGCGTTGCTCACACCCCTGCATACGACCGTGTAGGCGCAGAAACCCATGTGGTCAACGGAAGCCTCATGGTTCCGTATGTCACAGATTACATCGTGACAGGAACTTTCGGAGCGACCGAAGCCAGCCACAATATCCACAGTGGTGAAGGTTTAGACCCTGCACAGGATATCCCGACGGTTTAGGAGAGATAATGGCCACTAAGAAAAAGACCACAAGAATCAAGGCTGAAGTCATACAGGCCTACAAGGACAAAAACACTGGCAAGATCAACTACGCCGGAGGGGTTGTCCACCTATCTGAAGCCAGATTCAAAGAGCTCGGCTCCAAGGGGTTTGTCAAAGCAGCTGACACGCCTAAGGGGGATACATCGCCTGGTACGAAAGACGAGTGATGAAGTCGTTCGCTAGTGTTGAGGAGTACCGCCTAGACAGCGGAGACTATTCTTCCAAGGACGAGCGTATAGAGGCAGTACTCACTCAACAGTCGGCAAAGCTGAGAGCCAAAGCGGGAATTTCTGAAAACAGGGTCTTATCGGAGGATCAGCAGACCATAGCGCGTCTGCTGGTCACCGATGCTGCAAGAAAGATGCTTGTTAGACCAGCGGTGGAGGGTTTAGAGGACGTGTCTGGCGTGAAGCAATCCAGCTTCTCTGCTGATGGATTCCAAAGTTCTTACACCTTCGAAAACGCATCCGGTAGCGCATACTTTGACAAAGATACATTAAAGGCGTTCATCCGCTCGCTGAAGAAGTCTCAACAAATAGGCATGATTATGCCCTACTACGGGAGCTGACCATGTCTAGGCTTGGTGAAACCGTAGCGGTGCTCACGCGTCGCAAAGTAGACGAAGACAACCTAGGCGAAGCTATCTACGAATGGACTTCTCAAAATGTCGAAGGCGTGCTTGTGCGACCTATACAACGAGATGACATAAGCGACGAAGAAAGACCCAATGGTATCAGAGTTCAGTATTCGCTCTCATTCCCAAAGTCTTATTCCGGACCACCTCTTGAGCATGCACGTATTGCACTCCTCGATCGGGGTATGACAGAAGATCCAAACGAAGCACTTCAAGTCTCAGGCAGACCAGACATCCTTAGACCCTGCCCAACCAAATGGAACATGATCGTTAAGGTGGGGAGAGTCTATGGCTGATACCGAATTTAAGCCGAACAGTGCAGGTATTCAAGAAATATGCAAGTCTCCCAGCATGCAAGCAGTTTTGCTCGAGCTTGCGCAGAAGAAAGCCGGTGCGGCAAACTTGCGTGCAAACCCCAGAAATATCCACGTATCCTCCTTTGAGGTTCCCCCCTATGCGGCTCATGTGGACATCCTTGACAACACAGCTGTGGGCGCTGCTCACACAAATGGCAAGATCGGGCAACTCAATGAAGCGATCAACTTCGATTTAGCAAAACAGTGCTATTAGGAGGATTAAGTGCTTGATATACAAACCGACCTCCGAAAAAGGTTATGCACGGCATTTCCGAGTATTCCAGTGAGCGTTCGCGTTCCCGAAAGGCCTCCAAAAAGGTTCGTAACGATTAGTCGGGAAGGCGGTCGCAGGGAAAATCGGCTTATAGACAGTCCGGGCATTGGAATTCTTTGCTGGGCTGAGTCGGAAGCTGAGGCGAGCTCTCTTGCAAACGCGATCGCAGACTTCATAGACAACCTCTCTTTTGAAGATGGCTATGCCGATGTCTATCAAGAGGCTGCATATTCTGCGCCAGATCCCATTACTAAAAAGCCACGCTGGCGAATGTCATACACCATAAAGACCTATCAACCGAAAGGATTAGAATAATGCCGAACGAAGACAACCAGACCGCAAATAAGGAGATTGACACCAATCTCGTCACTGTAGGCCAGCCCGCAGAGGGCGGATGCTGCTATACAAGCTTCAAAGAAAATCCAAGCCTCCCAGCAGACGCGGTTACGAAGATGAGCACCCTTCAAGACTTCGAATCCTTGGGTGAGTTATCTGAGAATGGCTACACCGAGGGAAAATCGGTGTCAACCAATAAATTCAAGGGATGGCACGGCAGTGTTGTACTCACTTCTGTGTCAGAAGAGGATCATACCTTCAAGGTGGAGTTTATCGAGCCCAATCGTCCTGCTGTAGCGAAGCTTCGTCACGGTGCAAAGAACGTGGAGACCGACGAAGAGGGCAATCTTATCCACATCAAAGCCGTTGTCGGCACAGGAGTCAAAGTTCCGCTCGTATTTGATGAGCTTGAATCAAATGGTTGGCTAAGGCGCACCGTTGTCAAAAAAGCCACCATTGACTCCTTTGATGATGTCCCCCATCAGAAGGGATCATTGCTCGTCTATGGCATGACATTCACAGCCATCGATGATGATGGGCTTTATGATGTCTACCGCGCAAAGCCAGCGGAGGTCTAGTCATGAAGCCTGAAATATTAAATAAGATGTCCGACGCAGAAATAAACGAATATGCGGCCTCATTAGGAATCGAACTTGCGCCGGCATCAAATCGCGAAGACAAGGTTTTGCTTATCGAGAGTAGACGCGAGAGATCAGTTACCGTCACTCTTCTTGGCATCCCCTTCAAAGTACCGATAAAAGCAGCGTATGACCAAAGAATTGAAACTCTGCTCACAAAACGCGACAGGACGGATGAGGATACATTTGAAGCGATGCGGCTTATGTTGGGCGAAGCGCAGACCGCAGTGCTCGTCGACGCATGTACAGACATTGATGGCACCATAGACGCCGCAGCGCTCGGCGTCGCATTCGTCCGCCTCATTACATCAGAAGAACTAAAAAACTTCTAAAGGTCGCGAGGCTTGAGCGCGACCATCTTGCAGAGTTGAGACATGATTTTCGCCGATACTACAGCGTTGCTTACGAAGAAGTATGTATAGAGGAGGCGCTAGACCTTATACGAACGCTTCCTCGCGGTTCATTGTATGTGTCGGCTATTCACCCGGAGCACTCATGGTCAGAAGAACGCGAAGCCATAGCTGACATGCAGGATACGCTTCTACGCTTCCTCTACGGCGAAGGTGTAAGGGTCATGAGGCCAGTTGACATCATCGCACAAAGAAATGCGGCTAGGAAAGCAACCGCCACTCGAAAGATCATTGAAAGCACTGAATGGGTATCGGCATAGAAAGGGATGACATATGGCAGTCATAGGCACAGCAACGCTTAACGTCGTCCCGAAGATATCTGGGCTTTCTGATGCGGTTCGAAGTGAGTTTGCAAAGGTTCCCGCTGAGACCCTAGGTGAGCAGACTGGCAGCAAATACACAAAAGGCGTAAACACAAGCTTGGTCAAATCAGGCGTCATTGTTGGCACGTTTGCGGCTATAACTAACAAGGCGATAAGTTCTATCTCCAGCCACATTGGTTCTGCTACGTCTAGGTTTGATACCCTGAACAACTATCCAAAGGTTATGGAGTCGATGGGGTATTCGACCGAAGTCGCTGAAGCATCCATAGCTAAGATGAGCGATCGCCTTCAAACGCTGCCTACAACACTTGATTCCATGGTGAGGCAAACTCAAGGTATTGTGACCATAACGCGCGACCTAGACAAAGCAACAAGCGCCTCTCTTGCTATCAACGATATGCTCTTGGCAAGCGGATCAAACCAACAGTTGGTCAACTCAGCCCAAGAGCAATTCAGGCAGATTCTCGCTAAAGGCAAGCCAGAGATGCAAGACTGGAAGTCACTGACAATGGCTATGCCGGGACAGCTTGATCAACTCGCGAGATCATTGCTTGGTCCCACAGCAAACGCTAACGATCTCTATGCTGCCTTGGGAGGTGGCAAGAACGAGCAGATTATCTCAATGGATCGACTGCTAGATGAGATCATCCGACTTGATGAAGAGGGCGGACAAGGCTTCGCAAGCTTCAAAGATCAAGCAGAGACCGCAGCTATGGGAGTCGAGACTTCCGTAGCGAACATGGGCAATTCCATCACTCGCGGCATCACGTCTACTATGGACACCATCGGCAAAGAGAACATCGTCGCCTTCTTTAACGATATGAAGGGAGGCATCAACGCTACTTTTGGAACCATTAATTCGGTACTGTCGGGCGCCATGCCGCTGATCAAGGGCGCATATGATCTTATAAAGCCGTTTGCTCCTGCGCTCATTGCGGGTGGCATAGGATACACAGTTTTCGCAGGCGGTGTGAATAAGGCAAGTGGAATCATTGGGGGCTTCTCCGAAAGAATCTCAGTCGCTGAGAACGCAGCCACTAAATCTGGAAAGAGTTTTGGAAAACTCAGCAAGATAACGGCTGGTCTTGGAGGAGGGTTCAATCTAGCCGCGATTGGAATCGGAGTTGGTGTTACGGCCATCGCACTGATTGCGGGAGCAATAGAGGATGCTCGTAAAAAAGAAGAGAACTTCAATAAGGCAACTGTTGGCCTCAGCGAAGCAGTTTCCAATACCGCAGCACTTGATGAGTATGCTGGTAAGGTCAACAACATCGGCGCAAATGCTTCATTTTCCGCTCTGAGCATTGATGAGCTAGCGGAGTCGTCTGCAAAGCACGTTGACAAGATGAACGAGACAACGCAAAAAGCCCAAGAACAGCTTGGTGTTCTTAATAGCGCACAAAACATTATCACTTCTTATGCTGGCCAGACCGATCTTACTTCCGAAGCGCAGGGCAAGCTTCAATGGGCGCTTCAGCAGGTGAATGACCAATTTGGACTATCTATAACCGCCGCAGATGTAGCTTCTGGAAAATACACAGACCAAAATGGCAACGTTCAAGATCTGTCCTCTTCGATAAATAACCTCATTGAAACAAAAAAACGTGAGATCCAGCTGGATGCGCTTTCTAGCAATTTATCCGAAGCATACGCAAATAAAGCCGAAGCATCAAAAACATATGCTGCCGCAATTCAGGAAAAAGCTAAGAGCGTAGAGGTCATGAATAGGAATCTTGCAGCGGGCAACCTCACTCAGGGTGAATACAACGACCGGATGAATGAGCTAGATAAAAATATAACCGACTCAAGAAACATATACAACGAAGCAGCAAATGGAGTTTCGCGCCTTGAAGAGGAAATGGGGGATGCAGCCAAATCAGCCAGTGATGCTGCTGATGCATACGATGAGTGGGGCAATAAAGTAAATGAGGTATTCACAAGCCTTCTTGAAGCGTCCGGAAGTTCTCTCGGATCGCTAAAAGACGACCTGCGCTCTTTAGGAGTTGAAACTGAAACACTCAATAGGCTAAACGACAGTCAGCTTGAAGATCTGGCACTTGCTTATGATGGCACTGCGGGTTCGATAATCTCGTGTTTAGATACCATGGGTGTCCGAATGGATGAAACAGCTCGCAAAAGCGCTCAAATGGTCGACGAAATGCGAGATGCTCTTGAAGGAATGGATATTGAAGAGCCTTTAGAGAATGCCGGAGTAGCTATCGGCGACTTAGCTCAGCGAATGGTGGATGCCGGCATCTCAACAGAAAATCTTAATGCAGTGGGCTCTGAGAATTTAGCGGCTCTAGCGGAGTCCTGTGGTGGAAACATTAGCTTGATGATCGCTCACTTGCAAAACTATAACGCCACTCCTTTGTATGACAAGAGCGGAATGGTCAACGCAGATGACACAACTCTTGTTGACGCTTTAGGGAATATTTACACATGGAACGGCGAAGGATTGATTGACAAAAATGGTCAGGCCGTTGTTAATCGAGTAGAGCTCGAAGATGCCCAAGGGAGCTTGGTCACATGGAACGGTACTGAGCTTCAGGACAAAGATGGAAACGCCATCGTTAAAGGCAACATGGCTCAATCCATCACAACGCGCAACTCGTGGAACAACGGCGATCTTTTTGATAAAGAATGCACCGCTACGATAAATGTTGTTCGTAATATTTCCACTAACACCATGAATGCAGCGGGTGGCTATAGATTAAACGCAGCGGGCGGCTATAGGTATCATGCTGATGGCTTTATAGCAACAAGAGCAACATTCTTACCCCCAAGAGATATTGTTGGAGAAGCCGGAGCGGAGGCGATCGTCCCGTTAACAAATAAAACATATGCGCAGCCATTCATTGATATGCTGGTCGAAGGTATAAACAAGAGCCAATCAAGAAGCCGTGAGGATTGGCAATCGCTTGCAAAGATTTATTCAGTTCTATGCGCGATCTACGAAGCAATCCCAGAACTCAATGAACGCGATGCAGATCGTTTCATAAGGAGGCTTCTGCATGAGTAATCTATATTATGTAACTGCCTCCACAGGCGAAACGGTTGAACTTGAGGATTCTTGGGTGGCAACAGATGGTGCATTAGATATCAGGGGATCAAATGTTGATGTCGACTTGGGCTATCGAGACATTGAGTCATGGTCGCGTCCTGCCTACTCAAAGACTCTCGACGTGGTGTTCACGGACAAGGACAAAGCAGATGAACTCGTAGAGGCAATCGATGCGGATTATGAGTCCAAAACGCCTGGGACCTTCTATGGCGGAGGCTGGAGCCAACGAGGATATCTTGTGACTCAGGATCCTAAGAAAATCTCGCCGTCAACACTTACGTTATCCGTCAGGTGTGTGTTTTTGGACGGAGTATGGCGCAAGCCGCGATTGATCCATCTGTTTCCGAACTCAGGCGATATGGATGGAACAAAGCGCTACCATTATGCGTATCCATACAAATATGCATCAGAATATGGCGCTAGGATCATAACCGTACAAACCAAGCGACCAGTTTCGTTTCTCATGTGTATCTTTGGTAGCGTGCAAAACCCATCCGTAAGAATCGGCAACAATACCTACTCTGTTAGGGTCACTGTTCCTAGTGGAGGATATCTTCTCCTGGATAGTCGAGACGCAAGCGCAACCCTCGTCACCAAAGACGGCATCAGAACAGATGTATATAGGGAATGTGTTCGCGGAAAAGGTGAAGGGAGTGGAACCTATGCATGGGAAAAGATCCCTTCAGGCGTTTCGTTTGCTCGGTGGGATGATACTTTTGGGTTTGACCTTACCTTATTCGAAGAGCGTAGCGCCCCACCTTTCGGGAGCGGCTTATGAATCTCGTGATAAGCGATCCGAACGGAATCCCTTTGAAACAAACGGATGACTTCGATCTGGATCTTCAGTATGGAGAGAAATGTGATTTTGTGTTATCTCTTCCGGAGTTGTTAGAGCCGCATTCGCTCATCCATATCGACGGGACGCCTTTTGGCGGCGTTGTGGACAAACGATGTCCTTCTCATACGTCAAAAGGATCCTCGATTAAATACAAAGGAAGATCTTTTCAAGGCGTATTGTCTAGAAAGGTGATAAAACCGCCAAGCGGGAAAAGCCATTACACATTTAGAGGCGAGGCCAATGCTCTCATTGATGAACTCATTAAGCTTTTTAAGCTTGAGAATGTGTTTGTTGCAAGCAAGCGGAATAGCGGAATAAATCTCAACATCCAATTCAACAGATACATCAACGGTTGGGACGGTTTAAGAATGGCGCTTGCTTCGCAGGGGGCAATTCTGAATCTTGTATGCCAAGAGGGATTACACGAGCTTTCAGCTAACCCCTCTAGGCTGTATGGAAACCTAGACTCGGAGCGTGTGTATTTCTCGCTTGATTGCGATGAGCTTCCTGTTAACCATTTGATTGGGCTTGGTAAAGGAGAAGGAACTGCAAGGGCGGTTAGCCATTGGTACGCTGACCTTTTCGGCAACGTCTCGCAAACGCAAACCTTATTTGGTATATGGGAAAACGAACTCACATATCAGCTCAACAGCGAAGAGGCCGACACACTTCCTGGCAAGACAAAAAGCAAACTACTCGAGTACCAAGAAGGGAGTCCGGCACAGGTTTCTATACCTGAAAACGTCTTTTTAGACGTAGGAGATACGGTGCGGATTTCAAGCGCTGAATACCGAATCGAGGCAGCCACCCAAGTTGTCGGGGTGGTGTTCAAACATAAGCATGGTGCAGGCAAAACAAGCTACGAGTTTGGTGTGCCTGATTTCCCACAAGAGGAGGACTGATGGGTTGGACGCTTAACACGAACAATGCGGAGTGCGATGGATGTGGTTACAAAGAGATCAACGTCGATCTCAAGAACGCGACATATTGGCACGATGACAAGAGGGTTAACGATAGTGGAGGCGTTGAAGAGTTCCTCTACTGTAGCGCATGTCATGACAAGTATCAATCGTTTCTCCAGAAACAAAGTGTAGAGTTCAGAGTATTCGCGAGAGGTCTTAAAGGAGTGAAAAAATGAGCATCGAATTACAGACGGGAACCGAATGCCTCATTAGCGATAGCTCCGATGCTGAGCTGTATGCCGCATTCGAGGGCGATGGCAATTACATCTTGCGCAAACCGCTCGATCTAACAATGTCTAGCACCAACACGCTGATCATTGGACCAGGAACGGGGCTTCAAAATGGTAGGCATATTAGATTTAAGGGAACCACAGAGGTTACGATTCCAAGTGGTGTACAAGCCGAAAAGCGATCAAATATCGTTGTCGTGCGAACTACAATATCGCGCGATGAAGACACGATGGAGACATTGACTCATTCAGAGGCAATGGTTCTAACTGGAAAGTCAACAATGGATGGCGAGCCGACAGACCCAGAGTGGATCGAAGGCAACCTTCTCGATGGTGACACAATTGCAGACTTTCCAATCGCGCGCGTTGTAACCGATGGGATAAATGTACGCGAACCTGAGCCTTTATACAACGTATTGGCGTCAGCAGCTGATTTTCGGGATTCTCAATCTCGCAAGCCGATTATCAAGACGGTTCAGCTTTCTACGATGACGATAGCAGCCAATTCGATCGGTCGAGCGACTGGAGTAAAGCCGGTTATCGAAGAGTACGAATGTGTTGGGATAACCTTCTTCGGTGCTAGTAACGGTTGGGTGAATACCCAAAGCGCCGGCATCGCATCTGATGGAGCGATTGAGATGTCATTTTTCAATCCACATGCAACATCGCAGCAGGTATGGCCATCGGTGGGGTTGCTCTACCTCCCAGTGTGATATTCTCAATCGCAGGCTCTACAACCTCGACTTAAAGTCGCTTACATAACGACAACAATCACAAAATCCGTGTTCGCAAGGCGCACGGTTGAGGCTCCTAATGTTGATGGATATCGGTTTGTGTGCTGGATTGGGTGTAGCGCATCTGGTTTCGCGCCATCTGTTGTTTTTTATGATTATTCAGCGAAAATTACCGACATTTATTTAGCTGCTTTGTCTTCCCCTGACGGCCAAACCGGAACGGTATACCCGTATGCACTTTACGAGCGTGTAAGCTTTGATATCTGACGCCGCGATTCTCAGTCATTAAATAACCCATGTTGCTGTACTTATAACCCAGTAAGCATTGGTTATGAATGGCGTGCACTTTAGCTTTCCGTCCGTATCGATCTCGATGATACCTATTCCTCTTCCCGACCCAGCATCCATAACATAGACCGGGATATAGACATCTTCTGATGGACGATAACCTTCAGGGATCACAGCTATTTCAGTTCCGACACCAAACTCACCTCGGTGACAGATTCGAAGGTTCAGGCAAGCGGTCGAGCCGTCTCTTTTTAGAGACTGCCGACCACGAGCCCATCCCGAACTAAGATTAAGCTCGGTCTCTTGCGATTGAGAATATCACTCAAGCGGAAAGCTGATAGACCCAAACAGTCTGACGGTATTTACTTTTCCGGTATTTATTTCAACAGCACCATCATCTTTAATGTTTAGAAGCACACTGTAAAATATGCCCGAACCGTTCAAAGCATCGCAAGCAATTGATCCTGTAAACTCACGAAGTAAGGGCAAGATGCCTTCGGGGAGCTGTAGCAATTTAACCCACCCCCATGTATTTGATCCATACGCGTATCCGGTAAAAGTTAAAAACCCGATACCAGCTTTTTCGGCATATACAATACCGTCCGCAAGCTCCTGCGATTGAGAATGTCATACGGCGCGCACGGTGCCGTAAATAAGCACGCTGACAGCACTGCCATAGCCCGTTGTCGATAATCTGATTGACCGGTTGTTAATGCTCGCTTTTCCGTATCCGACCACTACTTCGCCGACCAGATTAGTGACCGACAAATTAACATCGAACGGAACCGATAAAGGCAGCGAGTCTGTGACGTTACCACCATGAATGCTCGAGAAACCAGACGAAAAAGTTTTGACGCAGCGCAAAGAATAAAGCGACAATCCAAGGTGAGAAAGCTTAATCGTCCATCCGTTATCTAAGTATTCAATATCCTTTTCAGGATCGCGAGATTGAGAATTCCTTGCCTGATATTCTCAATCTCGCAAGCCGATTATCAAGACGGTTCAGCTTTCTACGATGACGAT